ATTGCAGAGCTTTTATACTTAGGCTTAAAAATGTCGGTGTATTTAAATTTAGGATCGTCGTTTCCCCCACCACCACCGCTAGGAACTACGGGACCACCACCATCATTAATGCTGTCTCCACCACCAGTAATTAGATCATAAATAGTATCTGAGAATGGTATTTGTATTCCAAATATTGTAAAGTTTTCATCTCCACCAAACATATCGAAGTAGTCTTCTTTAGAGTCGCTAATCAATGGAATATCGTATCCAGAACCTCGACCAACCTCTCCAAAAATATTAGGAGTGTTGTCTTCTTTAGAGTCGCTAACACCACCACTCAATGGAATATCGTATCCAGAACCTCGACCAACCTCTCCAAAAATATTAGGAGTTGTGTTAAAAGAAGAATCATCTACATCAGTAAAAGTTTTAGGTATAACTTCAGTTGAACTCGCTAATTGAGCACCGCCACTGCTAGCGTCTGTTGAACTCGCTAATTTAACATCGTCACTGCCTAAATATGAACCTGCATCAAAAGCCTCTCCAGCTTCACCTGTTTCTGGGAGCATTGGTGCTGTAAATGCATCGGGGTCAATATAGTTAGGATTTGTTTCTTTTTGAAATTCATTGTCCATATCTTTAGCCCACTTAAAATCTAAAGCAAGAGCCATTTCATAATTTTCGTTTTCTGTTTTATTGAAATCAAAATAACTTTTTGGAGTTTCTACTTTGGGTTTTTTATTATCGTTGTTGTTATTATATCCGCTCGATCCTGCACCTTTATATCCAGAATCAGCAGCTTGTTGATAACCTGCTGCTATATTAGGATTCATGTTACTTGGAACATAATCATCTGTTCTAACGTAAGCAGGAACTCCATTAAAATTTTCTCCAGAACCACCTAACATTTTTAAAACACCTGCCTCTTGAGGAGTTATGTAACTTAGTTGATGAGGTTGACCCTTAATTGTTGCTTGGGCAGGTAATGATTTTAAAGCACCATAATTATTCATCCTTGACTCCTCATAGCTTCTGTAACACTTGACAATGCACCAACATCACCTTGTCCTAATCTTTTTTTAATCTCTTCGACTTTGTTCATTAAGTAATCTGTCATTTGATCTCCACCTTGTGGAGGTTGCCCTTGTGCCATTTGTCCCTGCTGTGGAGGTTGTCCCTGCTGTGGAGGTTTTTTCGGTACTATATTACCAAATGCAGCAGGATTAATAGGTCTAATAGATGCTAACATATTATTCGGTAACATTCTTTATAGCCTCCATCTGAATTTCCGCTGCATTCTTTTCTCGTTCCATTTGCATCTTGGCCATATTTTTCTCACGCTCAATTTGCAATTCAGCCTCTAACTTCTGAATTTTAGCTTGCATATCTGCCTGAGCTTTTGCTGCATCTATCTGCATTTTTTGTTGAGCTTCAGCTTGCTTGATCTGAATAGAAGACTGAGCCTTAGCTTGATCTCCAGCAATTTGTGCTTGCGTCCTTGCCTTCAGAGCTTCAGTCTCTAACTGAGCAAGTTGCTGGGCATATTGTAGCGGATTAGGTTGCTCCTGTTTGCCTTGAGATGTAATAGCAGCGATCTGCTTCATTTGTGGAGCTTCCTGAACCACTTGAGCAGCACGTTGACTAATTAAGTTATCTAGCTCTGGACTGATATCCTCAAACTTAAAGTCTTTATCTGCAAAGTTTGGAACTGGTGGTAATGGAACCCCAACACCAGCCTCCATACGAGTTCTATATAATAACGCAACGTGCTCCGCTATGTGAGCAATTAATATCGGCTGCATCTGTTGAGCACCAGGGTTTCCACCCAATGATGGATCTTGAATAAACTGCATATGAACAGCAATGTGAGATTCATGCTCCTGCTCAATAAATGCTCGAATTGGCTTGCCATACATGATTGCCATGTTTTCATCAATTGGGTCCATCCGTGGTGCGTCTTCTGGTTTTCTTAGTATCTCATCAATATTTGGTATTCGGATAGCTTCATACATACGTTTGTAGGCAGCGTACATATCGTGCATTTCAGGAGCCGATTGAGCCATTTGCAAAATAGCTTGAGCTTGGGCAATCCGCTGGGCAGAACTAAATATGTTGGGGTCACTGACTGGGAGGATATCAATGCGATCATTAAAGTCAGCAGCGAATATTTCAGAACTACTGCCTATCAACGAAAACGTAAACTGCTCAGGTAAGTTTTCAGCATTAAGATCAGCGATCAGCTTAAACTCTTGACCCTGTGCATAGTGCAACCTCTTGTGAATCGCTGAGAAGGATTTTGATCCTTGCTCAATAAGTGCGACTGTTGAGCCAACAGGTGCATTTGGATTTACGTCCCCAACATTCAAATCAGCAGTGCTGGCAAATCTCTGCCCTGCGTCTACAATAAATCCAAGCAGATTAAACAATGCACTACTGGGTTCTTTAAACGGCAGTGGCATAATCGCTTTATTGACATCGTCAACTGTGGCATCAAGATCAACAAACTCGCCTGGGTTAACCTGAACCTCACCACCTGAAACTCGACCTCGTAACTTAAATCCACCCTGCATATTGGAAAACGCTGCAGAATCTAAGAGAGCTCGTAGAGATCCAGTTGCTGCTTTGCCTAACCCACCAATGAGATGATACAAGCCAAAGCCATAAAACCCAAGACCAGGTAAGAACTTATAAGAGACAAACCAGTCTCTCTTCATCTTCTTCTCGTCATTTTCACGCCAGTTTCTGCGTATGCTTACAATATTCTCATTATCGTAATCAACAGTGACAACATAAGGAATGCCAACAACATTGTTATCATCATCGTCAGATTTATCATCCTCAAAGTTACGATAAACGTGCATCTCCAGCAGTGTCATTACGTTATCTTGAGAATCATCACCGTATTGATCAACACCCTCAATCTCACCAATTGTGTCTCCAGATGGATCGATATCACCACCTTTATCGTCACTTGGTAAATAATAACCTGACTGGACGTATCGATTGTAGTCGTTCTTAGGAATACGAATAACGTGAGTATATCGAGGTGAGGTGTAGAGATCTTTGCTTTCAGGAGCCACTACAAAGTCTTCAGCCTTTACAAACTGCGAGCACTGGCGATCCATATTGCTGTCCCACCAAACCTTCTTGAAAGTTTGACCCACCAGCGGAAGATGAAATAACATCTGATCCAAATCAGGAAAGTACTCAGGCATTTCCTTTGTAATTTGGTAGTTCATATATTCACGAACTCTTCGAGACTGATTTTCGAGCTCCTCATTAGGATCTCCAATAATCACAGTCTTAACTGGACCACCGCTAGGATAAAGCTCTGCAATAGCCTTTGCATTAAACTGGGTAGCAGCTTCTGCAATCATAGGATGCACCACTATGGATAAACCACGAGTGGCACGTTCATCTTCTGATTCCTCCATACCACCATCAGGATCTAAAGTCTTGAGCCCTTTTTTGTAGCGTTCTTCCCACTCTGATCGAGCCTCACGGTCATTGTTGTAATATGAAATAAGTTCTGATGCTGCACTATTAAGTTCTTTTTCATCCATATCTTCCGCAAGATTTGCATCAAAGTTAGTATCTATCTCTTCAATATTATCTAGATCTGGATCTCCTATTAGAACGTCATCACCAATTTCTTCAACTTGCAGTTCATCAGCAGGAGCTGTTTCTGCAAAGGGAGCTATGGATTGTTGAATTGGAACTGGTTCTCTAGCCATACAGAGTTATCCTTTTTCTCTCTTCATAATCATCTTCATCAAAATCATTTGAGTGAGTTACAAACCACCCTTTTCGTAATCTTAACCAAGCCTGAGTGCAAGTGTCTACCAAGTCATCATGACCTTTTGGAAATTGAGCACAGGTATCAATTAATGTTTTACACCACTTTTTTCCTTTTGGATACCAAATTCTTCCGTCTTCCAAAAGTGCAGACGATGCGTGAGCTCGTGCTTGTTTGTCTCGATCAGGATTGTAGGCTAATACAGGCAATCCAGATTGACGTAAATCTTGGAGCAACGATTGACCTGATGCTCGTTTCTCGATCAGGATTGTGTCAGGTTGCCACTCCTCATATGATTCTTGTGCCATTTTCCTGAGATCAGGATAGCTCACTCGATCATACCACATTTCGAGAACTATGGCATTCATTTGACCGTTCATTTTGAAAACACCCCAAGTTGTGCGAGCTGAGTAGTCGGCAGTTTCTTTGGTGCTGAATGCAGTGTCATACGACTGTAGGACGTACTCAATATCAGGTAGGTCATCACTTTCCCATGGGACCCACCACTCAGCCTTGAGAATACCGCCACCCTTTGGAGCTGGACGCTGTTGAAGCTGACCAGCGGTTGCGTAAGAGCCCAGAGAGCGTTCTAGGTCAGATACTGTCTTTTCATCCATGCGTTCAGGCCAGAGAAGCTCACCCTCCTTAGTTCTTGGATCTGTAAATCCCAGAGATGACCTGACTGGCGTAGGGTGACCTATTTCGTAGCGACTGGGCAACATCAGGTGATCGTAGTCACTACCAAGCTCTTGTGAAAGTATATGGCCACAGAGGTCACTGGAATGGAGCCTCTGAGCAACGATAATGAAGGCTCCTGTCTTTGGATCGTTCAAACGTGTCTGCATTGTCTGATCCCACCACTCCATGACAGAGGTTCTCATGGCTGAAGACTGAGCGTCACTTGCAGATGAAGGATCGTCAATTAGCACTATGTCACCACCATCTCCAGTAGCTGCTGCCCCAACACTGGTAGCTATACGATATCCAGTAGCAGAGTTCTCAAATCGACCTTTGGTATTTTGATCAGATGTCAAGGTAATATCTGGGAAGTGAGCCTGATACCAAGGGCTCTCGATCAACCTACGGCACTTGGTGCTATCCCTGATTGACAGTGAAGCTGCGTAGGATGCGAACATGAACTTCATTGACGGATCTCGTGTCCATGCCCATGCTGGAAGCAATACAGCGGTGGAGAGGCTTTTCATGTGCCGTGGAGGTATATTAATGATCAGACGTTTGATATCACCCTCGATCACAGCTTGGAGGTGCTCATTTATTGCATCAATGTGCCAATTGTTTAGGAATGGCACACCAGGCTCGATTGTAGCCCAACTAGCTGCTGTAAACGCCTTCAATGATCTGCGGTATTGCTCCGCTTTCACTTTCTCCAGTGTCAGCCCTGCTAAATGCTGCTTCAATAGATTTGAGCTGTTCATCAGGTATCCTTGTTAAATCGATAACGTGTTTTTGTTCGACAGTTGCTTGAATTTCTTGCTTATCCACCCACCCTGCTCTGTTTTTAAGATAGAAAATAATCGCAGTATTATCACGCTCCACAGTGGCATTCTCGAACAAAGCATTGGTCACGGCATCAATCCCAAGAGCCTGACCTCTTTTTATAGTCTCCATAAACTCCAAATTTTCTAGTTGTTTATTGTAGAAAGTTGCTGGAGAAATGCCTAGCATTCCTGCACATTGTTCTACTGTTAAACCCTTTGCCATAAGGAGTTCTGTCTTTTCAAGAACTTCATCAGTGATCTCGAACTTAGGTCTACCGACTGGATTTTTTTTCTTTGCCATTTCTAACCTTTCTTGCAGTGGTAAGCTGTGTTTTTATTAATGTAATACATAATGCAAAAAAAAGAAAGACCCACCGAAGTGGGTCAAGTTTTCGAGACAGTATGTATATCCATATCACATAGCAAGAATAACGACAATAACGACGGCAACTATAGTTAAGAATGCAATCCCTGCAATTATTTCTTTTGTAACAACGAATAGATTATCTGGTTTATCATCGTGAATTGTTATGTGGCCTCTCAAAGAGAGTGCTATGTATTGCCCATTTTTCACTGGAGTTTCTCCAGCTTGTGTATGTGCAAAGAGGTTTGAGCTTCCCTTTCTTTTGCTGGAGTTTTCCTGCACCCAATCTGGCATGGTTTGCTTTGCATTAAATCCTTTAAACTTCCAAGATTTCAGTATCATGATTTATTCCTTTTTAATTATACATAATCATTGCGATGACTATTGTTCCAACTATAAAACCGATAAGTGATATTGCCATTATATTTTTTCCTGTGTTTCCATCAATGTTTTTAAAGTTCGCTCATGTAATTTAGCTGTACCTTCTAGCAACGTGTCTTCAGCCTCGTTATAAACATCCTTTCCATAATTAATCATTGCGTCTATTACATGAAAGTACTGAGCCTCAGTAAGTTTTAATGTGTAGTACTTAGCCATTTAATTATCCTCTCCGAATACTTCGTTACCAACATTGAGTGGCACTTCTATTGTAGTTATTCTAAAGTCACATTCCAAGCACACTCTTCTTCTTTTGACTGTTTGAAATCCATAGGCAGTGTGTTCTCTTGAGTCTTTAGCCTTTAGTTTTTTATGACAATCTGGACAATGTGAAACTGCGAGTTTCATATTAATCTCCTCCCTCATTATTAATATCTATTATATTTTCATCATCATTTTTAGATGCAATAAATTTCTCTGGTATTTTAGGAAGTGACACAAAACTGTTTTTTCTTTTTTGATATGGATTAAAAGTCCTAGAGTTGAGTGTATCTTTACAAATGTATTGATATATTGAATCTGGTTTTTTTTTGGATGTCATTTGTCTCCCTTTCTAAATGGTAATTATTTTCCCCACCACATATCTTTTGCAATTTCTTTACCAGTTTTGTTTGGATTGCGGATTGAACTAGCACTGATCTGTAGCAGATCGTCTTCGTCTTTTGCGTAGATAGCTACGTTTCCGTTTTTATGCTGCACTGCGTAGCAATCGTCACCAAAATCAACGATGATGTTTGCAGTGTTAAAATCGATGGTGGTCATTCTTAGTAGCATTTTTTCTTCCTTTCTAAATGGTAGTAGGGAGCCGTAGCTCCCCTGATTAATTACACTGTTTCCCTCGTCCAATAGCCGTAAACCATTTTAGGAGAACTGTTGAAAATGTCATGCGGAACCCCATCAATAACTGTTGCGTAGTGTCGAGACATACGAGCAATAAAAGTGCCTGTAGGCAAATCAGAAGCATAAGCTTTGCGTCCAGAAAATGTTGGGGCTTTGTGCCATGTCCAACCATGTTTTTTTAAGACGCTTTGAAAGACCTCTTTCATCAAACCGTTTCTAGCAGATTTTTTATAGCCAAACTCTTTATTGGCTTGTGCTAATTCTATGTAGCAAGTGCTGTACTCTAAACCAAGAGCTATAGCCATTGCTCGAACTCCACAGTCACCTGATACACCTCTTCGTCCCGATGCTTTTTTTCCACCGTCGTTATAAATATAAGCTTCCATTTTTAGTTCCTTTCTAATTAACTATAATTAAACCTACTATACTATATACAGTATAGCAACCCCTCTTATCAATAAAAGATAAAAAAAGTTTTCAAGCCAGATTTAACTTAACTGGGAGATACCAACCTTTCCTTCGATCTCTCTCACCTTCATCATAGTTTCTCTCCCAACGTAAGACATTCACTTCCTCACTTTCTTCAGATGCAATCATGCAAGCAATCATGACTGCTATTGGATCTCCACCTCCAGCCCACAATAAAAAATCATCTGGACTAAATCCCTTCATTTGCTTTCGAGCTGTACCGATAGCCTTGCTTGGTTCAAACTGAGGTTTATCTTCAGGCTCAAAGATTATCTTGAGCTTACCATATCGAGATGCGTCTGTAAGATCTGGAGTCCACCCAAATTTATTCTCTCTTGCTCTTGTCACAATGTACACTGTGTTATTCATATCGTTTCCTTTCTTTAAAACTAATTACGTCAATTTGTCTGATTTATGTCATACGCTCAATCTGCCAATATTAGAACTTCTATTACTCCTTATTTATATAGTATATATTATATTATTATTATTATTACTATATATATGTCATACTGTCATACCCACCCCCTATACCCCCCCTCTATAGGTATGGGGAGGGAGGTAGAAAAGTACTCTATAGTGTCTGCCAATATGACATAAATGCCATTAATACTTAACTCATTGAAAACATACACAGAAACACCATTTTTGGTCATGTCATAAATACTGTCATAATTAATGCCATAAATAAAATTTGCCATCTAATCGAACAAATTTGCAGGTCTGGGGAGTGGACGCATAATTGAATTTGTTTTCTCTTTATAAAAAATGTGTTTACC